CGGCGCGAAGACCAATGTATCGGTCAGCTTGATACTCGGCCTCAACGGCACGTTCTAACTCAGTCGAAATTGACGCAGCTTGTAAGCCAAACGCTGCTATCGAACCGGCGTCACTTGCTGATTTTGTTGCGTTTGCCTTATAACTCAACAAGATCGAATTTGTGATGTTATTTAATGAACGGTCGCTGGATACTCCTTGACCTAAAATGTAGGACAATGGAATTTCAAAATAGCCAGTTGTGCCAACTTCTAAAAATCGGTGTGATTCGTTTGCATAGCCCACTTTGCCGTCTGTTGTTTCGTAAAGATAACCCAAAGCCATTTGAGCGTAATAAGCGGCTAAGGTGTACGCGTCTGTTGGTTGACCTGAAGCGCGAGCGGTGAATTCATAAACGCCTGGTGTATCAACAACGTCAATGACCACACCCGCTTCAGTCAAAATTCTGTCAATTCGATCGTCGTCGTATTCTTTCGGATAAGCACTTTCGCCCACGATTTTGCGTGCCATAAATGCAAAAGGTGCAAGTGCGGTAAGGGTTTGCACACCAACTTGCGACACCGTGCCAACATTTGTCATTGTGTTTGAAATAGCACTTACCAGTCCTGTAAAAAGGGTCACTGGTGAACCGGTCGTATCCTCAACGGTTATGACCAATGTTTGATTTATTTCAAAATTGAAATTGGTATCGTTTACATTGACAATTTGCACGGTTGCATAACCTGCACGCGCTTGCTCCCAAACCGTTGTTCGACCATAATTTATTCGCACGCCCCAAAGACTTTTGTCTGTGTAACTAGTCCCATTGACGGTAACTGTGGCGTTTGGTATCCAACTCATTACAAAGCAACCAACAACGACGAACCAAGATTGGTAAAAGTGCCACTGTTTGTCGCTTCCGCGTTTAAAACGTTGGCAATTGTGCGCGCTGTACCAATGCTATCGATTGCTCCAGTAACATTTATGTTGTACGTATTGCCACTATCTCGCGCCTCAGCCATGCGAAACGAACCCGCATTGAATGATCCTGTTCCCACACTTGACGTGGCCGCAGCTGCGCTGGCCGCTACATTTGAAGCTGTAGCAATGCCGGCTATCGTTGGCACAACAATTATTGGTTTTGTTTTATTGTTGCTATCTGAACTCGTTGTCGAACCCGTGGAAAATGATTGACCATTTGGCATTGTGCCAGAAAAACCGCCACCACCGCCACCACCGCCTGCGCCTACTCCTGCAACGTCAACGTCACTTCGACCAACAAGGGCTGCTGCACCAGCCAAAATTGCTGCTGCAATTCCGACTGCTGCAAGACCTGCAAATGGATTTAGCGCAAAATAACCTGCCACACCGGCAATAATTGCTGACGCCTTGAGCGCGTTATAAGCGGTAATAATTGTTTTGATCAATGCAATTGTGGCACTAACACCAGCTGCAATTTTGGAAACAACAAAAATGGTTGCTAAAACTCCCGCTACAATCTTTAATTCGTCTTTCAGCTCAATTACGGTATTGATTACTTTGCGAACTTGTTGACCAAATTTAAACGCGCCGTCGGTTGCGTCCCCAGTGGCTTCTTCTAAACTCCCTTGACCTGTAAGCCCATTGATAAATGATTCAAGATTTGGCACAACGGTTGTCAAAACATAATCTGACAATTCCTGCACTATTGGCAAAAGTGCTGCGCCTATAGATTCTTTTGCTTCGTCGGTCGCAATTCTGATTCGCTCAAACTTAACCGCTGCGGTTTCGGCTGCGCCTTCTGCAAAAGTGCCATAGGTTGTTTCAAGTGATTTGATGATTGCTTCATTGTCTTTTGATTTTAAAAGATTTGCGTCAAGTCCTAGACCAAGTCTGCCAAGTGCAGCGGTGTTGCCGTCGTATGCACGTCCAAGCGCGTTGGCGATTGTTTCGACTGGCTTTGAAGTCGCAACGCTAAGGTCAAGTGCAAGATTAAGCAGGCGTTGTGCTTCCTCGGTATCTTTTGTGCTTCGAACTAAACGACCAAAAGCCGGACGCAATTCGTCGTCCGCAACGCCAACTGCAATTGAGGTTTTGGTAATGTAATCTTCAACGCCTTTGACTTGAGCTGCGGTAGCGTTGGTTGTTGCCTTGATTGTTTCAGCAAGTCTTTCTTGAGCTGCCGCGTCTTGCGCTGCCGCCTTGACCGCGTCGGCTGCAAATGCCAATGCGGCAGCTCCAGCAACCGCAAATGCAACCGCGGCTTTTTTTCCGAATTCCGTAGCTTTATCACCAAACGATTGGGTTTCCTTGCTTGCAGCATTTAAGCCGGAAACTAAATCTTTTGTTTCAGCAAGGATCGATAATTTGAGGGTTCTAGAACCTGCCATTAATCAAACCTCTTTACAATTGTTGAAAACGCCTGTTCCCACTTTTGAATGATCTCTGGTTGAGCTGATCTTAGCGTTGGATAAATAAACCAACCCCGCGACCCGCGACCTTCACGACCTGACCAAACTGGAAATTGCTTGTATTTATTTGATCCAAATTCTGATCCACCCCATAGTTGCTGGGTTGTACCGCCGCCGCTTAACTTTTGACCAGCAAAACCAAAACTGATCTCACCAATTTTTGACGACTTGGAAACCTTTGAACCTTCGGCGACTTTATTGTCCAAACGGTTACGAGTTAGATTGCTAGCTGCGCTAACAATTTTGGCACGCACGAAATCAGCAAGCGCGCTTGATGTTTGCTTAGCTTGTAGAATGGCTTCGTCGTCCATTGCTTTAAATGCACGCGTAATCGAACGCAATTCGGCTTTGTCGTAAGTGATTGCGTCACTTGCCATTGTTGCGCCTTTCCATAATTTCGATAACCGTCAAAATGTCTTCGGCTGACTCAAATGAGTCTGGGGGTAGCCCCGTGGCCAAGGCTACCTCCCAGACAATTCGACTTAAGCTTCCGACTGGGTAACTTTTGGGTTTGCCTCACCCACAACCACGTCTGCAATGGTTTCAGTCCAAACGTCTAACGTTTTAACTGGCTTGCCCGCTGCCTCGCGTTTCATGGCGTGATAAGCCAAAAAGACTAAATCGGAAATGCCAATTTTTTCTTGCGCTTGAGCAATGGTGTTGCCCGTGTGCTTTTCCCATTTAACCCACTCAGGCGGTGCAGCTGTAAAAGTAGCCTGCGAGCCGTCGTTGTATTCAATTGTGATTGGTAGTTTCATTTTTCCTCCCGATTATTTTTTAAGCGAAGTTTTCGGCTGGTGTGCCAATTACTGTAAATGACAACGATACTGTCTGTGCGTCAGGGGCGGTGCCTCCCACGCTTGGAAATGCTGGCAAAATCTGGAATGTGAATACTGCACCGCTTGCAGCTGTCATGACTGTGCTGATTCCTGTGTTTGGTGCTGATTCTGTTGCGTTCCACAAACCTTCGCAAAGCGAACCTGTTGCGCCCCAGTCTGCAAGCATTTCAACGTCAAATGTAAACTGATCATCAATGTGTCGGTAAACTTTGCCGTCTAAAGTTTGATAGGTTTCAATTGTTGGGCTGTTTGACAAAACTGCGCTTGTTGCTTGAGCGTCGTAATTATTGCCACCAATAGTAAAGGTGACGTCGCGCCCAGTTATTACTGTTGTTGGCATTTTTACTCCTTAGATTGTCTGTGTGTAGTAAGTTGAAACGTTGATGTCGGCAACGAGCATAGGGCTTTGACCTACTTCCAAAACCGTCGGCTTTTCGATTGTGCCTACAACGTATCCTGACGGCATTGCCGCAAGAATTCCAATGATGAGCTTTTCTAGATTGTCCAGTGATCCAGCATTGCTGTTTGAAGCAACAATTGCGGAAATGGCAAAATTCAATTTGACTTTTACTTCGCTTTTACCGATAAGCACAACTTCGCCATAAGGTGAATCTGGGACAACCACGATTGCAGGCGGGATTGGCGACTCTGGCACGCTTGGATAAATGTTTGCAGCTAGTGACGAAAATGCGTTTGCTAAAGCTGATCGGGTTTGGGCAATTGAGTTGGCAGGCACTATTGCACGACACTTTCAACATCTAAAAACGGCTGAAGTAATGTGGACACGCGGTTTGTAAGGCTGCGACCCATTCGGTACGGCGTGCTTTGAAAATCGACGCCTTCTATCTGTCCGCCCGCTGCAACCCGTGATTGGAAAACTTCAACGCTGACGGCAAGAATTGCCGATTCGATCGGCGCACTGTTGGCATAGATTTCAGCTGCGGAATAGCCTGAAAGTGTTGCCGTCCCGTTTGGAATAATTGCGTTTTTTTCAACGTTTGCGCCTGCATTTGTGTAACTGAATGAATACGGACTATCAACAACCGTGACCGTTTTTGTGCCGTTAAAACCTGCATGACCAATAGCAATGACGACACTTGAACCAACAACAAAATCATGAGGGCGCACTGTCCATAATTTTGCAACGTTGTCTTTTCTTTCGTGATAATCAACACCTGATGAATAAGCAACGAGCATTGGCAAAATCACGGCTTCAGCTGTGTTGATGATTTCATCTAAAACGCTGTCAGGATACAAGGAAACGGAAACGCCAAGCACCGTGCGCAATTGTGCGGTTGAAATGATACTTGGCATTTCCGTTCCTTTCGTTCGGCTGCGCTACGCTCGGGAGGATACGTAGCGCATGATTAGTGTGTGGTTATGCAACCATGTAACGGTATGAACCTGCCGCCAGTTTGGTGGCCACCGCTCCATAGCCGTAATAAGCAACGTTAACTTGACCTGTGTTGATTACGTTTGTTGATAGTTGCAGACGTGGAGACTCATACCATGTGTATGCAGTTGGGTTAACAACGATCAATGTGTTGTCGCCAATTCCTGAACCGTCTGTCAGTGCAGTTGAAACGCGTAGATTTAGACCAAGTAGGTTCCCGCGAATCGCTGTTGCAGTCAATGTACCACCAGCGTTCTGTGGGTTAATTGTCTGTTGGAAGATTGGACGGTTTGATCCGTCAACCAAGCCCATAAGTGCGCCCCACTGCTCAGGTGAAACAACAATGTTTTGAGCAAAGCCCAATGTTCCCTTGTAGATTGAAACTGCTGCGTCTGAAACAAAGTCAGCAACCAAAGCACCAGTTGTTAGTGCTGCGCGGTTGCCGCCGTCTGTTCCACCGTTGATAAGTGCTGTTCCAACGGCAACGTCTGTTGACTTTGCGTATGCGTATTCCATTTGACGGACAAGCTCATCAAAAAACGCTGGTGAGCTGCGATCTAAAATTTCTAGACTAAATGTCTGTTGTCCAATGAACTTCTGAACATTTACTGAAACAAACGCGCTGTTCATGTCTGTGTTTGACGGTGTGCCAGCTTCAGCTGCAACTGCGACTGTTGGTGCGACTGTAATCTTAGGAATTTCAAAAGTCATACCAGCATCAGGCAATGCGCCTGTGCT